CAAAACGCGCAAGCTTTGGATATCAATTCCATAGCTTATGCCCATGATCTCATGACACTACGTCGTGATGTGGAATCCATATTGGATATCCTACACGGTCGTGTGTCAATGAAGAAATTGGCTGATGCCTGGCTCTCCTTTAAATATGGTCTCCGATTAACTCTCGGAGACTCAGGAGAATTAGGTCGTGCCCTTGGGAAAACGTTCTCGCCGAAACAGCAGAAGAAATTATATTCTGTATGCCGTGCGATGGACGAGCGCGTGTCCGTGTGTCAGAAAGGTCCCTTAAATGGGGTCGGTGTGCGTGATAAGTATAATCTTAAGATTTACTATTCACCCATCGACGACAAATTTTTGTCGCTCATTAAGACACTCATGGACTGGGACACACTACCTACCTTGCAAAACGTATGGGATTTAATTCCGTACAGTTTTGTAGTCGATTGGTTTACAGATTTCAGTCGGACGTTGGACCGAATTGACACTAATACGTATCTTAATACGTTAAGTGTCCTCGGTACAATCAAGACACGGAAAACTGTGATCGATTCGATTCCGATAGACCGTATCAGTCTATTGGAGAGAGGTAGATGGTCCGGGTGTTTATCTTTAAACATCTATCTAAGAAGTTTAAAGAAATCACTCGACCTCCCGCTTTACCGGTCTGGTTCACCAGATGAGTTCCGTAATCTTGTGGAACTCACGGCTATCATCATCCAAAAATTGCGACGACGATAGCCATATCTTACCGTGCATGTTTAAAGTGCACAGAAAGGAGGCCAACTATGGCCAAAAGTGTATTGTACAATCGTACAGATACACCCATACCCGGTGTTACAGAGTTAACAATTCCTATTGGATTAGTTAACTTCGGAGCGGACTTCAGAGTTCGGTCAGATGAGCCTGGTGAGGCCATCATCACGAACTTAACAAGTCCGATCGATCGACCGGAAAAGTATCGTTTTGCGATGAATGAAATTAAAGACATTTATCGCAATACCGGTATTGACACTACTCTCTACTCTCCGTCTCGGCGTGGAGCATCAGTGCTCTGCCAATTGACGGATACGTGGACAGTAGTCGACTCCGTCGATACTTCTTACGAAGTTGCCCTTCCTATTGAAGGTCATATCGTATTGAAGTTGCCAGCGAATGAGAATATCACCGCTGACATGGTTAAGGATTTTGTCGGTCGCTTAGTCTCCGGCCTGTTTGAAACAGGTACGGTAGCTAGCGATCGTATAAGATCCTTACTCCGCGGCAGTCTGTTACCCCTAGATTTGTAGGAGGTAACATTCATGTCGAACCGGATCAACCAAGTTATCCTGACTTGGAAAGACGTCGAACGTATCGTTCGGCGCACTGCCGTCCGAAGGATGTCTCGCACACTAAAGGGTCGCGACTTGCGTTCTGCGCAAGACGCTATCCTTCTGTGGGAGATGACTTTGGTCGACCTCACTACTCCCTACGGTTCACCACCATCCTGGAATGTAAAACAGCACGTAAAATATGTGCTTAATACAGACCTTATGGATTTGGTGGGGCTGCTTAAGGAAGCAGATAAACTGTTAATACAAAATTGTATTGACGGTGAACCTGATTCCTACGATGGGTTTAAACACCATCTCAGCAGTGAAAAGATCCGAGCGGGTAATATCTTATTCCCGCTTAGGGGGTTGATCGAGCTGTGGTATGATCAAACATCCACAGACACTTTTCGGCGTCTCCATACGTCGTTTGTTTTCTTGTCAAGGTTGTCCCTTCGGGACGTCCCAGACTTGAGGCAAAAGGCCATGGAGGACTATCTTCGTATTGAGCAGTCTCTCGAGTCTGTTTCACCAACAGATGATGAGAAACTGATCATATCGAGATGGTTTCCGAGGGTGCACGATGTTAGATTCAACACCTTATATCAAGATGTTGAATTCCAACACGGTCCCGGTGCCGTAGCCGATCTGAAACGTCCTAATCTTGCACTTAAGTACAAGAAATTAGGCGAAGATGATTGGACACGGTATTTGGATAATCGGTTGAATGAACGACCGATTACACCGCGTCCTCGAGGTAGTTTTGAAAGGACTGCCCGAGTGCGTTTTGTACCTAAAAGTGTGTCGAGTCTCCGTACAATTTGTATGGAACCAACAACACTTCAATGGTACCAACAAGGATTCTTCAGGCGGATAGATTCTTACATCAAGAATCATAATTACCTGAAGCGCCGAATTTCACTAGAAAGACAAGAATTAAATCGTGAGCTTGCATTTCTAGGCTCGATAGATGGAAGTTTTTCCACTATTGACCTATCTGCAGCTAGCGATTGTGTTTCTTGGAATCTAGTGAAGAAGTGGTTCCACCAATCAGCTCTTCGTGAAATCGTTTGGTGTTGTCGCTCGAAAAGAGCTCAATTACCAAATGGTGACACGGTTAAGCTTAACAAGTTCGCTCCGATGGGGTCAGCACTCTGCTTCCCCATTGAGTGTCTTGTTTTTGCGGCGATTGTGGAAGCCTCGAT